GAAGCAACTGCATCATTCAAAGTCATGTTCAATGCAAAGAAAATGTTCGAAGATTCAAATGAATATCAAATTAAAAACAACTAAAAATGGAATTCGAAATGCACAAAACAGAAACACCGATTGAATTGTTCAAAGCACTTGCACAATTTCAATCTGAATGTCCAATAATACCAAAAGGAAAGAAAGGTTTTGGATATAATTATGCAGAACTTTCAAAGACAATTGAAATCATCAGACCGATTCTTCACAAGAATCAAATCGGTTTCACACAACTGATTCATGGAAATGGAAATTTGAAGACAATCATCTTTCACACTGAATCTGGACAATCACTTGAAACTGACTTCATCCTTCCATCTGGAATCGAATTGAAAGGAATGAATCTTTTTCAAACTGATGGTGCAAAATTCACATATTACAAAAGGTATTGTCTTCTTTCGATGTTGTCAGTGTTCAGTGAAGATGAAGACATTGATGCAAAAGGTCAGGTGAAACAAACAACACCACCACCAGCACAACCAGTTCAGAAGAAGAAACTGAATGAACATCAATTCATTTCAATTCTTGGTGCAGTGAATGCTGGACAATACACAAAAGAAGAAGTCTTGAACACGTTTGACTTGTCAAATGAACAAAAGGTCACAATCGAATCAATCAATCAATAAAAACAAAAAAAAACAATCATGGAAAAGAATCAATTCATTGCACGTGCATCACAAATTGGAAAGTTGATGACAAATGACAGAAGTGGAAAGAAAATCGGTGCAACTGCACTGACTTCATTGAAAGAAATCATCTTGTTTGACAAGTATGGTTTCAGAAAAGACATCACTTCAAAATATCTGGAAAAAGGAATCCAGAATGAAAAGACATCAATCAGACTTGCATCAAAGGTTCTGAACTGGTTTGATGTGGATGCAGACACTGAACAACAAAGACTGGTGAATGATTTCATCACTGGAAAACCAGACATCAACACAAAAGCAGTTCTTGCAGATGTCAAATCATCTTGGAATGCATTAACTTTTCCTATGTTTCATCCAGATGATTCAGAAACTGACATTCCAAATCAAGACTATTTTTACCAAATGATGTCATATTGCTGGTTAACAAACAAGAACCAATGTGAACTGGTGTATTGCTTGACTGATTCACCTGAACAAATGATTCTGGATGAAGTCAATCGTGCAGTCTGGAAGAATCTTGGAAATCCAATTTTTGAAGACTTGACACAAAGCGAAATTGAAGACCATTTTGATTCGGTCATCAGACAACAAATGACATTCGGAAATGTTCCAGATGAAAAACGTGTGAAAAGATTCATCATCAAAGCAGATGAAGAAGTCATTGACAAAATGAAAGCACGAATCGAAGAATGTCGGGAAATTTATTCAACTTTATATTCAATAATTTAACAATAAAAACAAAGAAAAATGGAAAATCAAATCATGAAAATATCTGGACAAATCATCCACATTGGACAACTGGAAGTGATGTCTGAAAAATTCAAAAAACGTGAATTCGTAATTCAGACAGAAGGAAAATTTCCACAAGAAATTCAAGTTCAGGTCACACAAGACAGATGTGACCTTCTGAACAATCTGAAACATGGTGACATCATCGATGCATCCATCAACATTCGTGGAAGGTCATGGACATCAAAAGAAGGTGTCAAGAAGTGGTTCAATTCAATTGAAGCATGGTCAATCAACTATTCAAACACATCTGGAACATCATTTGAACAAAAAACATTCCAGCAGATGGAACAAAAAGCACCAGAACAACCACAACCAGAAAAGAAATCATTGTCATCATTCCTTGATGATGCAAATGAACCACCATTTTAAAAACTAAAAACATGAAATCAGAAGAATTGAAAGAACTGAATGCAAATGTGAAGCAGATGATTCAGTCACACATTGACAAGAACCACATCACATTGACAGAATTTGCAAGAAACGCAAAGATTCATCAATCACATTTGTGGGAATTCATGAACACAAAAGACAAGAAGAAAGGAATGCATTCCAGCACACTTGAAAAAATTGGTGAATTCCTGAATCAAAAATAATTGAAAGAAGGTGCATGAAAAAAAATGCATCTTTTTTTGTGAATGATGCTATAATATAAAAAAATAAGTATATTTGCAGAAACCAATTGAAAAACAGAAAAACATGAAAAACGCACAAAGCACACAAGGTCAAGCAGTTAGCAAAGCAGAATTGAAAAGAATCAAGGATGCAAAAGATTCATTCACTTCACTTTTGAACCGAAATTTGAAAGATTTCAAAAATTTATATCTGCAAAGCAGTGTTGAATTTGGAATCAAGATGGAAGAAAAAGCAATTGAAAACACCATCAAAAGAATTCAGAACACTGAAATGAAAAACACGTATGGAATGCCTTCATTCAATGCAGAAGAAGCAAAAGAACAATCAATCAGAAATGTTGAATCAAGAAGAAGACCTGAAATGTTGATGATTCTTGAATACATCAATGAAGCAAACAAATCATTCAATGATAAAATTGAAACAATGGTTTGCAAAATGATTGAAGCGAAAATCACAACACGATTCTTGAAATTGGAAAAAATCGGTGGTGGAACATCATCTGAATTTGGATTCTTGATTTCAGATGACAAAATTGAACTTCATGCAAGAACAATCTTTGCTTGTGGTGAAATCAAAGCACCACATTTCAGGTTCATCACTACAATTCGAAATAAATAATCAAATCAAATCAGACTGGTGTGAAATGCACACCAGTCTTCACAACTTAAAAAACAGAAAACATGAATCAAAAAACAACAAATCAGTTCATCAGTCTTTCAACAAGACTTGCAAAGTATGCAATCAGAAATTCTTTTTCAATTGGACATACTGAAATCAAACCAGAAGAATCAACATTGCTTGTCAGAATCTATCTTGCAGAAAGGACAGAAGACAGATGGTCAATCACTTTTCAGAATCGAATCACATACAAATCAATTGAAGTTGCTGGATATTCAACAAAATTCAACTATGACTGGAACTTGACACAAAAAGACTTTGATGAAATGATTGTTCAGTCAATTGAAATCATTGCAAAACTGGAAGCAGAAGAAGAAGGTCAAGATGAAGTTCTGATTCAATACAACACCATCAAAAGTCAAATTCAAGATTTGCAGAATGAATTGTCTGAAATTTCAAAAAAACTTATCTAATGAAAAGCAGAAACTGGACACTGGACATCGAACACCATCAGAATGATGAAGGATTCGGAACAATCAACTTCAATGGAAGAACTGAATTGTTGTTTCAATTTGATTTTGACATCAACACAAGGTCACATGATGGAAATGGAAGATTCGATGACATCGATGTGAAAGTTCATTCATTCGAATTCGATGATGAAAGGAATCACAAGGTTCAAATCAATCAAAGAAACATCAATCTTCTTTGCAGTCTGATTGAAGAAATCATCAATGATGATGTGACTGCATTCGGTTTTGACTTTGATGACCATGATGAACTGATGTTCGATGAAGAACCGACAATCTGGTCAACAATGTATTCTGGTTTTCCTTCACGTGTTCGTGACCTTTGAAAATAAGTCACTAACTTTGAAAAAAAAGACAATGGAAGATGCAAAAAACACAAAGAAGAACATCGTGAAAGTCGGTGTTCTTTTTCCAGACCATGATTTTGTTCTGGTCAATGGAATAAGCAAAAGAATTGACAAGGACAAGGAAATTGAACTTCCAGAAGACATGGAAGGATTCGTGATTGAAATTCCATACATTGAAAATGAAAAGTCATGAAAAAAGCACTTCAAAAGGTTTCAGACATCATTTTTTTGATGGTTTTGTTGATTTTTTACAAAAATTTACAATGAAAACAATCATCAGATGGTGGAAATTGATGTCATTCGTGACATCTGAAACACAAAAATGCAGAAATGAAGGATTCGGTTCACATCAATGAAAAAAATGTCGCAAATGGAAGATAAATGAAAATAATCAGATGCAAAATTGAATTTGACAATGGATTTCCAACTGAAAGAACCATCAAATGTTTGATGTCAGGATATGGAATCGATTTTGAAGCAATCACATTCAGTGATGAATTCGGTCTTCAAGACAAATGTGAAATCTTCTGGAAGGAAGAAACAATCAAACAAAATATGTCCACATTCAGAAAGTTTCTTGAATTCAATGACATTCCAGTGAAGAAGTTCAAATTGCATGGTTCAATTCATTCA